GTTATTTTTGTGATGGCACAGCGTCAGTTTTTCGGACTCACCTACAACTTTTACGGCCAACCCGCCCCCTTATTTGACTTAAACGACTTACAAGAACTCGCCGGTTGCTACGCTCGCCCTTGGACTAGCCGGTTCAGCCATTTAGCTATCTCCACTGGTTCCCTCCCAGTCTGGTCAGCTCGATACCCCAGCGTTGCATCACGTAACATTATTGTTAATACTTTGCTTGGCGCCCATCTCAATCCATTTGCCGGTGGCCAAGTCACCAGCCATCAAGGTATCACTTGGCGAGACCCAGTTCTATCTTCATTAGCTCCTGTCCCCGCCATTCAACCACCTCCAGTATGGGCGGTCGCCGAAAACGTTCCTTTAGATTCGAACAATTACCCCACATACGTTCTCAATCTTTCGAGTATGTGGCCCATAAACCAGGATGTGCATATTATGACTATGTGGGCGCTTTCGGATCAGGGACCGATCTATCACCTGGAAGTACCAGTGGATCCAATGCCCGCTGCGACAACGGCTGCTTTGATGGCATACATTGGCGTACCGATCGCTCACCTAGCCCAGACAGCCTACCGCTTCGCCGGCCAACTGCCACAATCACCCGATTCAACTATGGTCTCTACCATCCGTTGGTTGTCCGCGATATGGTTCGGATCCCTGACTGGACGCCTAAACCGCTCTCGCACTTGCAACGGATTCTACTTCGAATTTGCGAAGCCGGCACTCAATCCCGATCAAGCCGTGCTTAAGTGGAACGATGGTGCTAGAGCTGCCCCTCCCGCTGCTGCCCAATCATCTTACATGCGATGCATCTCCCCTCATTGGCAGCATCAGATCGTAGAAGTGGCCGGCGCCTTAATGTCCCAGTCAGTCACCGCCGTGACGGGTCTCCCCGCCCTCATAGATGAGGCCACCCTCCCCGCCTGGAGCCAAGGCGTCGCTAACTTGACCGGTAATGGCCAAGGTGTGGTACCCTGCCTCGATTACAACCCCGTCCCAATGGCAGCGGCTCGGCATTTACAATGGCGTCAAGATGGCCTCATCACCGCTGCCCAGGAGGCCCAGCTCAACAATGATTATACCGCCTACGCGCTTACGATCGAACGTCATCTGACTGCCATGCTCGTCGCCAACCCCATCGCCGCCGGTCGGATGCCAATCCAGCCCTTCAACGCAGCGGACTTTGGTCAAGCTGGACAGACGGCGGCCGCTGTCGCACTAGCGCAGGCGATGTTCGTCTAACTGAGACGGGCTGCTCCCCCGTCTCCGCTGCCTCACGGCTTTCATC